CTACTATCATATCTTTATATTCTTGATCATATCTTTTGCCCTTCCCCATGGTAGACACATCCTTTCTTAACTAAATATTATTTTACTTAGTTCGACTCAATGTGTCCACTACTTTATACTAACACCAAAGTGTGGCGTATGGTAAATCGATAGAATTGTTTCTTGCAAATGGAACCGCTGATAGTTTAATTGCAGCTGAGTTGTCTAACTAGAATGGTAAAGCAATTAAGATTCCTAGAATAGAAGTAAGTGAGTGTAAATGAGAAGATATAAGAGGTGCTGGTATATACTTTCTTTTTTGCAAAGAGGATGATGATTGGGATTCTGTTTACATAGGAGAGGCGAAAATATTCAAGAACGCTTAGTTCAACATATCCGTGATTATTCTTCAGAAAAAGAAAAGTATTATTGGAACACGGCAGTATTGTTTGTAGGGCGTGACCTTAATAAAGCACTGATAAGATATTTAGAAAACCGTCTGGTTGAAATAGCTAGAATGAGCAAGCGATACCTTGTGTTAACAAAGAATACATACCGCAATACTGTGATGAAGGAATCACAAGTGGCAGCTATGGAGGAATTTGTAGATAACATAAAAATTCTTATTAGCGCACTTGGATATAAGGTTTTGGAGCCAATGCTATAAAGTGACAGTGCTTCAAGCTTGGACAATGAGATGTTATACCTTAATGTAGTAAGTGCAGAAGCAACAGCCATGATTACTACAGAGGGTTTTGTATTGATATCCAGTTCAACGGTTAATGAAAAAACTACAATAAAATCTTTAAGCGCGGGAATGGTTAAACTACGAAATAAACATCTGAATTCCGGGAAGGTAAAAGATTGGAAAACAGTGGAGAATATTTTATTTTCAAGCTCATCAGCCGCTGCGGATTTTGTTTTGGGTTACAGTGTCAGTGGCCCAGCTACTTGGAAGGATAAAAACGGAAGTTATGGACATTGTCAGAGGAGTGGCTCCGAGGTAATTTTGATCCAGACGAATTAGAAGAAAAAAAAGAAATGGTTGTTGATATCCTTTCAGGGAGATTTGGCTAATGGACTTCTTGATTCTGAAGCATTAGAAGTTACAGAGTTCAATGTGAAAATATGTTAATTCCGGTAAAAATAAAAAACTCAATAGAACTTGAAGATATTGAAATAGAAAATACAAACTTTAAATCTTTAAACTTAAGAGAAGAACATATAGAAGAATTTTTAAAAAAGAACATAGAAATTATATTTGAAGATGAAACACTTCTTGTGGTCGGAAAACAAGTCGTAAATAAAGAAAATGGAAGAAGTGATTTAACAGCAGTAGATGAGAATGGTAACCTTGTACTTATTGAAATTAAAAGAGATGTAGAGGATATCATACAACGAAAAGAGGCTTTAGAATTTCAAGCCATAAGGTATGCTGCAAGTTATGCTAAAATTAAAACACCTGATGAATTGGTTGATAAAATATTTGCTTCATATATTGAAAAATACAAGGACGAATTTGAACTTGGAGAGTTAACAGCCTATGAAAAAGCATCAAGAATTTTAAATGATTTTCTGGAAAAGAATAATGCAGCTAAAACCTTTAATTCAAAACAAAGAATAATACTTATAGCATCGTCTTTTGATAAACAAACATTATCTGCCGTAGCGTGGCTAATAGCTAATAATGTTGATATTAGTTGTTTTAAACTAAGCCCAATGAAAATAGGAGAAGAATATTTTATAGATATTGATAGAATATTACCTCCACCAGCTTTACAAGATTTTTATGTTGAAGTAGAGGATAAAAAACGACATGTATATAAGAAGGATATACCTATTACTAGAACCACATTTCCAGGAATGGATAAATTATTTGAGTGGAGAATTATTAAACCTGGAGATACTGTTGTAATCAAAAATAGAGATGATCAAGAAGCTACTGTTATTGATAGTAAATATGTTGACTTTCAAGGTGAAAAATTTACATTTAATAAGTGGGGTCAGAAGGTTACTGGATGGTCTAGTATTAGAATTTATGATTGGGTTCTAATTAAAGGAAATGATAAAACTTTGCATGAAATGAGACAAGAGAAAATGGTATCTCTGAATATTGAATGGAATGATAAAATAAATATAACTAAAGAACAATGGAAAGAACTATTTTTAAATCAAAATATAATAAAAGATTTCAACAAAGATTTAATTTTAAGAATCTATAAAAAGCCTAACTATATGGCGACAGCAACAGAAATTGCAAATGATGAAGGAAGAAAACCCAATTCATATAATTTTGCAGTTGGAGCTCTAGGTAAAAGAATTGTACATTATTTAAATATTGAACCACCAAGACAAAAAGAAGATACTACAAAATTTAATTATTGGCATGTAATGTTTTTAGGATCTATAGAAAAAGATACTGGGCATTTTATATGGATTTTACGTCCAGAATTCAAAATAGCTATAGATGAACTTATACAAGAAAATAAAATTTCACTTAAAAATAAAGATGCAAAAGAAGTAATAACTATACCAGAAGAAATTACTGAAGAACAATCACAAAAACTTAAAGAAGGTGCTAAATATAGAATTACAGTAAATGCTTATGAAAGAAATCCAAAAGCAAAGAAGCAATGTATTGAGTACTATAAAAAACTTAACAGTGGAAAGGTAGTTTGTCAGATTTGCGGATTTGATTTTGGGGACTTTTATGGAAAAGAAGCAGAAGGACGAATTCATGTTCACCATTTAAAACCGTTACACGAAATAGGTGAGCAATATGAAATAAGTGTTATAAATGATTTAATTCCTATTTGTCCAAATTGTCATTTAGTAATTCATAGTAAAGAGCCTGCTTATAAACCTACGGATATTAAGAGAATGATTAAAAATCGTAATTTGGAGAAAAATAATGGATAAACATTTAAAAGAAACTATTAAAACGGTAAAGAGCTTACAGAAAAAAGACCTTTTATATATGAGGGGTAGTATAAGTCTTGAAGTAGAACCCAACTATCAAGTATTAGCATCTATTGTTGAAAATCTTAATTTAGTTATGGATAAAGAAGTTTATGATTTAATTAATAATAAGGAAGAACTTATATATGAATTAGCTCTTTTAGGTTTTAAAGAAAATGATTTGATTGATGATACGGATATAGAGTTTATGGAATATATTGTAAAGGAATACATAGATATCGAAGATCCAGTTTTAGTGGAAGGTTTTTATATTTTTATAGTTGAGATGGATAGGTTACAAAGTATATATGAAAAAGCTTTAAAACAAATAAAGGAAGAAAAGTTTAAAAATTATATTTTTGATTAAAAATTTTACAGTTTCCTCTTGACATTGGAAACTGTTTCCTATACAATAATGTTATCGGATATGCGAACACGCTATTATGTGTAGAGAGGGATTAAGATGAATGATATATTAGATTTCGGTAAATTTATAGCAGAAAAGAGGAAGTCACTAGGATTAACATTAAGAGGAACGGCTGCAGAACTAGGAATTGCTCCCGCATATCTCAGTGATATAGAAAAAGGCAGAAGATATCCGCCTGACATGGATAAACTAATACAAATATCTAAAATTCTAAAATTAACTGAGGATGAAAAGCATACAATGTTTGATTTAGCAGGAGAAGGTAAAAATACAATAGCACCTGATCTTCCAGAATATATAATGTCATCTGAAAAAGTTAGGGTGGCGCTTAGAAAAGCTAGAGAAGTTGCAACAGAGGAGGATTGGGAAGACTTTTTTGAAAAGCTAAATGACAAAGGAGGCAAAGCCTAGTGGAGATTGATATTCCAAGAAAAGAGAATGGACTTCCATTACTCTATAAAAGTGACATCGAGCAAATTGCAGAGTTATATTTGGGGGACTTTAATTCAAAAATATTAGAAGAACCAATGCCAACACCCATAGAACAATTTTTAGAAAGCTATTTACATTTAGAATTAGATTATGCAGATATAACACCAGATGGAAGCATTCTTGGATTAACAACTTTTGACAATGGTTTTCTTACAGTATATGATACAGAAAACAATAGAAATAAAGATATACAAGTAAAAAGAGGTACTGTAATTATAGATAACTCCTTAAGTTTAGATGAGCGAGAGGGCAGATATAGATTTACTTGTGGTCATGAAGTTGGACATTGGATATGTCATAGAGATATGTTTAAACACAGTGAAAATCAATATACTATTTTTGATATGATAAATCGCAAAAAAGCAAAGTCAATAAAATGCTTAACAAGAAATTTTGAAAACTATTCTTTTAAGAGGGCATTTAAAACAGATAATGATTGGATGGAGTGGCATGCAAATTTCATGTCATCATGTTTATTGATGCCTAAAAAAACTTTTAAAATAGCAGCAGACAATATACTTAAAGAAGCTGGTATTGATGATAACTATATAATTTTAGGACAAGATTTTGAAATAGATGAGTTTGCATATGAAATACCAAGAGAAATTTCTAAAGTATTTAATGTTTCAATGCAAGCAGCTTCAATTAGACTTAAGCAGTTAAAAATTATAAGAGAACAGACAGCACAGATGGCATATTGCTAATGTGCTTCTAATTCTCTAATTTTTTTAATTAAATGTTAGCAAATTAGCTAACAAGCATAAAAGATAACGAAGCGAAAGGAGGAGAAAATATGAATCTAAATTCTTTAAAGATAAAAGAACTAATGAAGGAAAAAAATTTATCTCAAAACCAATTAGCGATTAAAGCTAATGTATCAAAAGGTACAATAAGCAGAGTATTAAATGGAAAGAGAGGAGTTGGTAGAAAAGTAATTGTAGGATTTCTTAGAACTTTTCCAGATGAAACATTAGAATCTTTATTTAAAGAAAAAGGCTCAAAACCAATATAGATAGTCTCCCAAAAATCTATAAAAGTAATGAGCTTCTTTAAAATAACCAAGTAAATTATAGCACTAAATGAAAGGAGAAAAAATATGAATGTAAATATTGATATTAATATAAAAGCATCACAGGAGGTAACTAATGCACTTTTAACTTTAGCTGCAGTTCTTCATAATGCAGTTCCTATATTTGATGAAAGCCCAAAGGAGGTAAAACCTAAAGAGGTAGAAAAAGAAGTACAAGCACCTAAGGGATATGTGAAAGATAAGAAAGAAAAATCACAAAAACAAGAAACTAATAAAACAGAGGAAACTAAAGAAATATCATTAGAAGAGGTAAGAGGAGTCTTAGCTAAACTCTCTAAAGATGGTAAACAATCAGAGGTTAAAGCGCTTATTAAAAAGTTTGGTGGTAGAAAATTAACAGATATATCAAAAGATAAATATTCAGAGCTTCTAAAAGAAACGGAGATGATTTAGTGACTGAACATGCACTTCTATCAGCTTCAAGTTCTCACAGGTGGTTATGTTGCACCCCATCTGCAAAGCTTGAAGAAAGTTTTGAAAATAAAATCAGTGTTTTCGCAGAAGAAGGTACAGCAGCTCACGCTTTAGCGGAATATAAATTAAATAAATATCTTGGTGGGAAGGTTAAAAAAGTTAAAAAATCTAAAAGTGAATTTGATGAAAAGGAACTAGAGTATTATATAGATATTTATTTTGATTATTCTTGTGAACTTATAGCTGAATCAAAGGCTAGGTCAAAAGATCCAATTATTCTAGTGGAGCAAAAGCTGGACTTTAGTAATTACGTTCCAAAGGGTTTTGGTACTGGAGATCTTGTTATTGTAGCTGATGGAATACTGGATATTATGGATTTGAAATATGGAAAAGGTGTAGAAGTGTCAGCAATTAATAATCCACAGATGATGCTATATGCTATAGGTGCTTTAAATTTATTTGATAGTCTTTATGATATAGAAAAGGTAAGAATGACAATTTGTCAGCCAAGACTAGATAACATATCAACTTTCGAAATTACAGTAGACGAGCTTATAAAATGGGCAGAAGAAGTAGTAAAGCCAAAAGCAGAACTTGCTATAAAAGGAGAAGGAGAGTTTTGTGCTGGAGAACATTGCAGGTTCTGTAGGGCTAGGTTTAATTGTAGAGCAAGAGCAGAGGAAAACATGAAGATGGCACAATATGATTTTAAAAAAGGACCATTTTTAACTGATGATGAAATAACAGAAATCCTATCTAACATAGATGAATTTCAAAAATGGGCATCAGACATACAAGCCTACGCTTTAGATAAAGCCATAAATGAAAATAAGAAGTGGGATGGATTTAAATTAGTAGAAGGCAGAAGTAGCAGAAAATACAGTGATGAAGAAGCTGTATCTAAAACTTTAATAGGTTCAGGTTTTAAAGAAGAAGATGTATATTCTAAAAACTTATTAGGTATTACAGCTATGGAAAAAGCTATAGGTAAGAAGAAATTTAAGGAGTTATTAAAAGATTTAGTTTATAAGCCTCGAGGAAAATTAACCTTAGTGGTTGAGAGTGATAAAAGACCAGAAATAAAAAATACTGCTGAAGCAGATTTCAAAAATTAGGAGGAGTTATAAGTGAAAGTTATTACAGGAAAAGTTAGATTCAGTTATGCAAATGTATGGGAGCCAAAATCAATTAATGGAAGTGATCCTAAATATTCAGTAAGTTTAATTATACCTAAATCAGATAAGACTACACTTAAGAAAATTAAGGAAGCCATTGAAGAAGCTAAAAAAGAAGGAGTAGCAAAACTAGGAGGTAAAATTCCAGCTAATTTAAAAACACCTCTTCGTGATGGTGATATAGATAGACCAGATGATGAAGCTTATGCTAATAGCTATTTTATAAATGCTAATAGTAATACAAAACCAGGGATTGTGGACAAGAATGTTCAATCAATTCTTGATCAAAGCGAATTTTACAGTGGGTGTTATGGAAGAGCAAGTATAGTTTTCTATGCTTACAATGCTAATGGAAACAAGGGAATAGCCTGTGGACTTCAAAATTTGCAGAAGATAGAGGATTCAGAACCACTTGGTGGACATAGCAGAGCAGAAGATGACTTTGATGCAGTAGAAGATGACTTTTTAGATTAATTTTAGGGGAGAGAAATCTCCCTTAATTTATAGGAGATGATGCTTTGTTAGCTATTGATATTGAAACTTATTCTAGCGTGGATATTACAAAATGTGGAGTTTATGCTTATACAGAAGCAGAGGATTTTGAAATATTATTATTTTCTTATGCTTATGATAATGATCCTATTAAAATTATAGATTTAGCTTGTGATGAAAAATTGCCTAAAAGTATAATAGATGATTTAACTAATCCTAATGTTATAAAAGCAGCTTTTAATGCTAATTTTGAAAGAACATGTCTAGCGAAATATCTAAATAAACCTATGCCATCGGAGCAGTGGAGATGTAGTGCTGTCCATTCACTACAATTGGGGCTTCCAACAAGTCTTCAAAAAGTTGCTGCTTGTATGAATTTAGAGCAGCAGAAAATGAATGAAGGAAAAGCGCTTATAAGATACTTTTCTATGCCCTGTAAATCTACTAAAACTAATAGTGGAAGAACTCGTAATTTACCAGAGCATGATACAGAAAAATGGAATGCATTTAAAACTTATTGTAGACAAGATGTAGAAGTTGAAAGAGCAATAAGAAAGAAGTTAGAAAGATATCCAGTAACAGAAAAGGAGTGGCAACTTTGGGATTTGGATCAAAAGATAAATGATAGTGGAGTTAAGATAGATAAATTGTTAGCCAATAATGCTATTAAATTTGATAAAGGATATCAAGATAGAAAAACAAAAGAGGCTGTATTCTTAACAAATCTTCAAAATCCCAATAGCCCATCTCAGTTAAAAGCATGGCTTGAAAGTAAGGGAATAGGGGTTAAAAGTCTATCAAAAGAAAAGGTAAAAGAATTATTAGAAGAAGTAGAGGAGGATACTGTTAAAAGGGTACTGGAACTTAGACAGGATTTATCTAAAACCTCTGTTAAGAAATATGAAGCTATGAAACGAGCATTATGTAATGATGAAAGAGTTAGAGGACTTATGAAGTTTTATGGAGCAAATCGTACAGGAAGATGGAGTTCTAAGTTAATTCAAACACAAAATTTACCTAGAAATAGTATGGATAATTTAAAGTATGCAAGAGAGCTTCTTAAGACTGGGGATTTTGAAATGCTAGAAATGTTATTTGATAGTGTACCAGATGTTTTATCTCAGCTTATAAGAACAGCTTTTATCCCATCTACAAATTCAAGATTTATAGTATCAGATTTTAGTGCCATTGAAGCTAGGGTTATAGCATGGCTTGCAGGTGAAAAGTGGGTTATAGATACTTTTAAAAATCATGGGAAAATTTATGAAATGACAGCAAGTAAAATGTTTGGTGTTCCAATAGAAAAGATAGTAAAAGGAAATTCTGAATATGCTTTAAGGCAAAAAGGAAAAGTAGCAACTTTAGCTTGTGGCTATCAAGGAAGTGCAGGTGCACTTAAAGCTATGGGAGCTATAAAGATGGGGCTAAAGGAAGAAGAACTACCAGAGATTGTTGCAGCTTGGAGAGAATCCAATCCGAGCATTGTAAGGCTTTGGAGAAAAGTTGAAAATGCAGCAATTAAAGCAGTTGATGAAAAGAAAATAGTAAAAATGCAGTATGGATTAGAGTTTTCATGCATAGGAGGAGTTCTATTTATAAAACTTCCATCAGGGAGAAGTCTAGCTTATGTAAGACCTAGAATTGAAGCAGATGTTAGATTTAATAAACCCAAAATTACTTATGAAGGAATAGAGCAAGGAACTAAAAGGTGGGGTAGAATTAGCACTTATGGGGGGAAACTTACGGAAAATATAGTTCAAGCAATAGCAAGAGATTGTTTAGCAGAAGCAATGGTCAGATTAGATAAAGCAGGATATAAAATAGTATTTCACGTACATGATGAGGTTATTTTAGATGTACCTAATGGAGTTGGTTCACTAGATGAAGTAAATAAAATTATGGGAGAACCTATTGATTGGGCTCCAGGACTTCCATTAAAAGCAGATGGATTTGAATCAGATTATTATAAAAAGGACTAGTTTTAGGGGGTGGATACTATTGAAAAATGATGGAACTGTTACTATTGCAGTAGGAAGAACTCGTAAGGAATTAAAGTGGAAAAATAAAGACATCAAGTGGTCAGAGTTCTTAGATAGAGTAAGCAAAACTACAAGAACAGCAGAAACTTATGAAGAATATAAAAAGCTATCAAAAAGTGAACAGGATAATATAAAAGATGTTGGTGGATTTGTTGGTGGAACTTTAAAAAATGGTAGAAGAAAAAGTGATTCAGTATTAAATAGAAGTCTTCTTACTTTAGATGTTGATTATGGACAAGAGGGCTTATGGGATACTATAGAAATGTTATTTGGTTTTGGGTGCTGTATGTATACAACCCATAAACACTGTAAGGATAAGCCAAGGTTTAGATTAGTTATTCCATTAAGTAGAGCTGTAACTTCTGAAGAATATGGGGCAATAGCTAGAAGAGTTGCTGATGATATAGGAATGGATTATTTTGATGATACAACTTATGAACCATCAAGGCTTATGTACTGGCCATCAACATCACAAAATGGAGAATTTATTTTTAAATATATAGATGGAATGTGGTTAAATGCAGATGATATTTTAAGTAGATATGATAATTGGCAGGATACTTCTTTCTGGCCAGAATCTTCAAGAAGCATAAAAAAGAGAGAAAAACTAGCAGACAGACAGGGAAATCCTAGAGAAAAAAGTGGAGTAGTAGGAGCCTTTTGTAGAACTTATTCTGTAATGGATGCCATAGAAAAGTTTTTAAACGATGTTTATGTACCTTGTGCTGAAGAAAATAGATATACCTATACCAAAGGCTCAACAGCAGGTGGTCTTGTTATATATGAAGATGGTGATTTTGCATATTCTCATCATGGAACAGATCCGGTGTCAGGAAAACTGTGTAATGCTTTTGATTTAGTAAGACTTCATAAGTTTGGAGAGTTAGATGATGAAGCAGCAGACGGTACACCAGTTGTAAAGTTACTATCCTATCAGGCTATGATGGATTTTAGTAGAAAAGATGAAAATGTAAAAATTACTCTTGGTGAAGAAAGATTAAATAATGCAAAAGATGATTTTATAGATATAGAAGATTTAGAGGAAATAGATACTGAATGGTTAAAACTTTTGGAAGTTGATAAAAGAGGTTTTTATAGACCAACAATAGGCAATATTGTTTTAATACTTGAAAATGATCCGTATTTAAAAGAAAAAATAGCTCTAAATGAGTTTTCACATAGAACAATTATAAGAAAAGATTTACCATGGCATAAGATAAAAAACATATCAGAAGGTGAGCCTTGGAAGGATAGTGACGATGCTGCATTAAGATATTATATTGAAAAGATATATGGAATAACATCACCTACAAAGATTAATGATGCCTTATTAATTGTAGAAGAAAAAAATAAGTATCATCCAATAAGAGAATACCTTGAGGATATTACTTGGGATGGAGTTCCTAGAGTCGATACATTATTTATTGATTACCTTGGTGCAGAAGATAACCTTTATACAAGAACAGTAACAAGAAAAGCTATAGTTGCGGCTGTTGCTCGTATATTTATACCAGGAATAAAGTTCGATTATATGCTTGTTTTAGTTGGAAGGCAAGGCATAGGAAAAAGTCATATTATAAGTCTGCTCGGTCAAAACTGGTATTCAGATTCTTTAAATACTGTTCAAGGAAAAGAAGCCTATGAACAATTGCAGGATGCGTGGCTTATTGAAATGGCAGAGTTATCAGCTACTAAAAAGGCAGAAGCAGAAGCTGTAAAACATTTTATATCCAAAAGAGAAGATATCTATAGAGTAGCTTATGGTAAGAGAGTAACAAAATTTCCAAGGCAATGTGTATTCTTTGGAACTACCAATGATAATGATTTCTTAAGAGATAAGACAGGAAATAGACGTTATTGGCCCGTAGTTGTAGGTGTAAATGAACCAAATAAAAATCTATGGAAAGACATGAGCCAAGATGAAATAGATCAAGTGTGGGCGGAAGCTTTAAAACTTTGGAAGGATGGAGAAACTTTATTCCTTACACAAGATTTAGAAAAAGAAGCTGTTAAGGTACAAGAACAACATACAGAAGGAAGTTCAAAAGAAGGATTAATTAGAGAATACCTTGATAGGTTGCTACCTGAAAATTGGGGCGACCTTGATATTGGAGCACGAAGGATGTTTATCCATGGTAGTGATTTTGGAGAAATCAAAGAAGGTACTGTTCAAAGAGATAAAGTGTGTGCAATGGAAATTTGGGTAGAGCTTTTTCAGGCAGATCCAAAACAAATGACACCTGTTCAAGCAAGAGAAATTAATGACATTTTAAGAAAAATTGAAGGGTGGCAACCCTATTCTAAGGGAACAGGAAAATTAAAATTCGGTAAAAACTATGGGCTTCAAAGAGCATTTATTAGAGAAATTTAACCGTATCCTTAAAGAAAATAAGGTATCCGTAAGTAGCTGTTAATAGAATTTTTGATAGAGTATCCATGTATCCTTTAAAATATTAATTTTCTATAATTATTAAATTTATAGAAATGAAAGTATCCTTGATATCCATAAAAACATATCATAGATATGGTTAAGGATACCACTCAAAATAAGTAAACATAAGGGCTTAGCCCTATTAGTATCCTATATATCCTTATTATTATATAGAGGTATATAAAATATAGAAATACCTATATACCTATAACGCTATATACCACCCGCGTAAGGAAAACGAGCTATTAAGGATACTATGGATACTTTTGAAAGAAGGCATGATATGTTAGAGAGTAAAATTGAAAATAAATTAAAACTTGAAGTTGAAAAACATGGAGGTATGGCACTAAAGTTTGTATCGCAAGGTTTCGCAGGTGTGCCAGATAGAATAGTTTTAATGAGAAGTGGAAAGGCAGTTTTTGTAGAACTTAAAGCACCGGGTAAAAAGATGAGACCACTGCAAATTAAAAGAAAAAATCAACTTGAAGCTTTAGGTTTTAAAGTTTATTGCATAGATAGTTTTAAAGCAGTTAAGGAATTTATTCAGGAGATGATGGGATGATTTACAAACCTCATAGTTATCAAGAATATGCTACACAGTGGATTTTAGATAAAGAAAAATCAGGGCTACTGATGGATATGGGACTTGGAAAAACAGTAGTAACACTCACAGCAATTCAGGAACTTATGCATGATTATTTTGATATTATAAAAGTTTTAGTTATAGCTCCACTTAGAGTAGCAGAGGATACATGGAGCAGTGAAACTGAAAAATGGGATCACCTAAAATACTTAAAAATATCAAAGGTTCTTGGAACAGAAAAAGAACGTGTTGCAGCATTAAACACTACTGCAGATATTTATGTTATAAACAGAGAAAATGTGGTGTGGCTTGTAAAGTATTATGGCAGGGACTGGCCTTTTGATATGGTAGTTATAGATGAGTTTTCAAGTTTTAAATCTCCAAAATCTCAAAGGTTTAAGGCATTAAGAAAAGTAAAACCTAAAAGAATAGTAGGACTTACAGGAACGCCAGCACCAAATGGACTTATGGATTTATGGTCTGAAATATATCTTTTAGATGGAGGAGAAAGACTTGGAAAAACAATCACAGTATATAGAGAAAGATATTTTAATTCTGATAAAAGAAATCAAAATGTGATATTTAGTTATAAACCTAAAGAAGGAGCAAAAGAACATATTTATGAGAATTTAAAAGACATATGTGTAAGCATGAAAGCAGAAGATTATTTAAAGATGCCAGAAAAAATAGATAATATAATAAAAGTTAAATTATCAAAAACAGCAATGGATAAGTACAAGCAGTTAGAAAAAGACTTACTTCTTCCACTTAAAGATTCAGATATAATTGCAAATAATGCTGCTGTTCTTACAAACAAATTACTTCAAATTGCAAATGGGGCTGTTTATGATGAGAATGGTGATATTCAAGAAATCCATGATGAAAAGCTTAAGGCTCTAGAGGATGTTATTGAAGCTGCAAGCGGAAAACCAGTACTTATATTTTATTCATACAAACACGATAGAGATAGACTTCAAAAGCATTTTAAAGTAAAAGAATTAAAAACATCAAAGGATATTAAAGCATGGAACAAAGGAAAAATCGCTATAATGTTAGTGCATCCAGCTTCAGCAGGACATGGACTTAATCTTCAAGTTGGAGGCAACATAATAGTTTGGTTTGGACTTACATGGAGCTTGGAATTATACCAGCAAGCCAATGCAAGGTTATACAGACAAGGGCAAAAACAAAATGTTATAGTGCATCACTTAGTAGCAAAGGGAACTATGGATGAAGATGTAATGAAAGCACTACAAAGTAAAGAAGTAGGACAAGATGCACTTTTGCAGGCAGTGAAGGCAAGACTTAATAAAATTAATGATTAGGGGATGATAAAGTGGAAACTAGAGAATATGTGGAGTATCTTTTGAAAAATTATAATGAGATATTAAAGGATATAGAACAGTTAAAGTTTGAGTATGAAGCTTTTAAAGATATAGCATCAGATGAAGTTATAGAATTTCTTAGTTTTTCTTCATCAAATGATGAGAGAGTTACAACAAGTAATGTTTCAGATAAAACCTGTAAAATAGCTTTAATTTATAATGAGGTTGTAAAGAGAATGAATAAAGAAAGCAGAGAAGAAATTCATAAAATGATAAAGGCTACAGAGTTTGAAGTTAAAAGGTTAAATTACTGTATAGATAGATTAGAACTTCAGGTGAAATCAGTTATAAAAGAAATATTTATAGAAAAATGTTCATGGAATGAAGCTTGCACTAAATGCTCTATCAGTGAAAAAACTTTAAATAAATATAAAAATAAAGGTATTGATGAAATAACAGAAATGTTTGATTTGGGAAGACTAGTGAGTTAATCGCTGGTCTTTTATTATGGATTCAAATTAAAATAGTGGTATAATGCCATTAGGCACTATATGAGTTAAAAAATTAATTTAAAATATCTAAATTTGTGGTGTGAATGTTACCTAAATTAGATAGCTACAGTAAATGTTTAAAATAAGTTAATGGAAAAATGAGCTAAATTTTTAGATGGTTAAAAGAAATAAAATATATTTGATATATGTGGGATAAAACGTTATTTTAATGATAAAAATTCAAATTTACAAAAACAAATGTATCCTTTATAACATATCAGATTAGAGGTGTAAAATATGGAGTTTGAGTCAAAATTGAAACCACAAATAGTAGTTACAACTATGAATGAAGATGGTTCGATTAATACAGATAATATACAACCAATGTCAACATGGAATCAAGGAAAAAGAAACATAGAATTAGTTAGGCAGGTTTATAATGATAGCCTAATTAACATTTTATTAAATGATTTAGGATTAATAAGAATTAATGAAGATAAAACATTAAAGTTAAATTGGTTTATTACTCAAGATCCCAATATTTCAGTGATGAGATTACTAGGTAAAATTGCTGAGGCTGTTGTTGTAAAAAGATGTAATGAAGATTGTAATCAAAATAGGCGTTGGGGGTTGTACGCAAGACAGGGGAAAAGACTTCATAAATCACTAGATAATTTTTTTGCGGTGGGTACAGGATTATTGACTACTAAAAATAAGTACCCTCAAAAATATAATTTTACAGATCAGCATAGAGACATTATTTGGTTAAATAAGGAAAATCCAGCTGAAGAATTGTGTCAGATTACTAATAGCAATAATTCAGCTATTTCAGCAGGAATACAATTAAAAGTAAGCCAAAATGGATTACAGTATTTATATAGATCAGAAATTGAAACGAGAAAATATGAAGTACCTTTAGTATATTTTGATTTAAATAATGACTTTTATACAATAGCTAATAAAATATATGCAGATGGATTAGATGTTAAAATAGGAGTGAATTTTATAAGGGGAAAAGACATTGATATAGAATGTCATGAAATGCTTTTGGCTTTTTATCCTTTAGTATATGAATTAATTAGTGGAAGAATGACTATTGAAAAATTAATTGATAATAAGCTTTTATTTAATACCCTAAAAAAAGAAATATTAGAACAAAATGGAAATCATATAATTACAATAAATAAATAAGCAAGTAAGTCAGGCAACAGTAAGAAAAAACACCGGAGCTGTCCATTGAAAGTACCGTAAAAACCATGCTATAATGTAAACTGTAGAAAGATATAAAAAGACAAGAACAGCCTTGAGAGATAAAAATCTTGGGGCTTTTTTAATACAAAAAATTAAGGTTCAGACTTATGTTCTGAGCCTTTTGTTATTGTTGGAGGAATTATGAATAAATGTACAGGATGTGTTTGGAGTGATAAAATAGATAAAAATCATATATTTTGTATGTTTCCGAGATGTATAAGAAAAGGCAAGAGGGTTAAAGAAAATGATAAAGCTAGAAAAAATATATAAACTTTGTGATGGATTTGAAATGTTTGATAGAGCTACTGCTGTTAAAAAACTTATGACGAAAGGAATAGAAAAGAGTAATGCAATTAATTATTACAACATTTGGAGACGACATTATTTAGAATCAAGGGAAGATAATCTAAAACTGACAGGTGTTTTTATAATGCAAGGTAAAAATAGAAAACTCCTTGAGGAATGTTCTTATAAAGAAAGGCAAAAATATTTAGAAGCACTAGACAAAGAGCAGCTAATTAAAATAACACAGGCAGTGCTTAGGTAAAAAAGAGGTGAAAGTTAATGCCAAGAAAACCACTTAAACCTTGTAGGTACTCCGGATGTCCAGAACTTACAGAGAACAGATATTGTAGTAAACATCAAAAAGAAATTGATAGTAATTATAATAAAAACAACAGACCTTTTAAGAAACTATACAACAGCAGGTGGAGAAAATTTAGAAAACAATTTTTAAAAGAGCATCCACTTTGTGAAGCTTGTAAAGAACATGGAGTTATTAAACCCGCAACTGTTGTTGATCATATTGTTCCTCATAAAGGTGATGAAAGATTGTTCTGGGATGAGAGCAACTGGCAAGCTTTATGTAAGTCATGTCATGATAGAAAAACTGCTAAGGAAGATGGAAGGTTTGGTAATAAAAATAAAGTATATACTTATTAAAAATACTATGGGAGGGGGAGCACATTCCTCTGGACCCTGAGGCATAAGAACGGGCGGCTACCTTCGTAATAAAAATCGCAATATTCCATAGGGGGGTATAAGACCAATTTTGAATATAAAGAACCTTGAATTTACAAAGGTTTAGGAAGTGTTACACCTTAAAAAAGCTGTTTAAAATCATAAGCTCTTTAGGATGTATTTTTATTGATTTTATAAAGGATGGTGAAAATGTTGGATATACAAAAAATTGATGTTAGTAAGTTAAACCCAGCTAAATATAATCCACGCAAAGATTTAAAACCAGGGGATGCTGAATATGAAAAATTAAAGAAATCAATTAATACTTTTGGATATGTAGAACCTGTGATTTGGAATAAAAGAACGGGCAATGTTGTAGGAGGACATCAAAGATTAAAAATTTTAAAGGAACAAGGAATAACGGAAATAGAGTGTGTAGTAGTAGATATGAATGAAGCTGAGGAAAAAGCTTTAAATGTTGCTTTAAATAAAGTTAGTGGTGATTGGGATATTCCAAAGTTAACAGAGCTTTTGGATGATTTAGATAAATCAATGTTTGATGTTTCATTAACTGGGTTTGATGCTGCAGAAATTGAAGATTTATTTTCAAAGGTTCACGATAAAGATGTACAGGATGATGATTTTGATGCGGATAAAGCTTTGGAAGATATTAAAGAGCCAGTTTCAAAACAAGGAGATATTTGGATTCTTGGAAAACATAGATTACTTTGTGGGGATAGTACAAAAGCGGAAACTTATGAAAAGTTAATGAAAGGGAAAAAAGCTAATTTAGTAGTTACAGACCCACCGTATTCTGTAAATTATTCATCTAAAGCGGGAAGTATAAAAAATGACAACTTAAGTGATAAAGATTTTTATAAATTTTTATTATCAGCATTTAAAGAAATAGCAAATGTAATGGCTAAAGATGCTTCGATATATGTCTTTCATGCTGATACAGAGGGTTACAATTTTAGAAAAGCTTTTAAAGAAGCAGGTTTTTATCTTTCGGGTGTATGTATTTGGGTTAAACAGAGTTTAGTCCTAGGAAGAAGTCCATACCAATGGCAACATGAACCTATATTATTTGGCTGGAAAAAAGATGGGAAACATAAGTGGTATGGAGATCGCAAGCAAACGAGTATTTGGAATTTTGATAGACCAACAAAAAGTCCACTACATCCTACCACAAAACCAGTACCACTTATTGCATATCCGATACAAAACAGTAGCATGACAAATTGTATTGTGCTTGAACCTTTTGGTGGAAGTGGCTCTACCTTAATTGCTTGTGAGCAAACAGATAGAATATGTTATGCAGTAGAACTTGATGAAAAATACTGCGATGTTATTGTTAAAAGATATATAGAAACTGCCGGTGATGATGAAGTTTTCCTAATAAGATATGGTGAAAAAATAAAATATAATGAAGTGACAGCAAAATAGGCTTTTTCTAGAATAAGAGCATTATCTAATTATGTGTTGGGTATATGTTCTTTTCTTATGTTTAAATCAAAAATGGCATAGCATAAAGAGGATGTGATTATATGAATGATGAAAATAGAGCAGAAAATTATTTTTATAACCAATATAGATTTCTAAATAATGGGAAAACAGCTATTGGAACTTTATCAAACGGGGATGAATTCAAATTTGATACTGAAGATTTTCAAAAGGTTATAGCATATAGATGGTATTCAACAGGACAAGGAAAATCTAATAAATCATGTATAAATTATAAAGGAACATATTTACATCGATATATAATGGGTGCAGAAAAGGGTGTTGAAGTAGATCATATTGATAGAGATAGAATGAATAACTGTAGAAGAAATTTAAGAATATGTACTCATCAACAAAATCAATGTAATCAAGCTTTGCAAAGTAATAATACATCAGGATTTACTGGTGTAAGGTTTTATAAACCTCGTAGTAAATATGTTGCAAGAATAAAATTTTATGGCAAGGATATACATCTTGGATACTATAAAACAATTATTGAAGCAATCCAAGCAAGAGATGTTGGAGCAAAATTATTATTTGGAAAGTTTGCAGTACTAAATGATGTACCAGAAGCTTCTCAACAAATCAAGAATTATGTTTATAAAAAGTGTAGTATATATTTATCAAAGGTAAAAATTGCTATTTAAGAATGTAATAAAAATTCAATAAAACCCTTGCTATTACTGTGTTTTAGAGTGATATATAGTATAACAAAAAAACACATGGAGGAAAACAAAATGAGAGCATTATTTGGAAGAAAGATTTTAAACTTAAAGGAACTTAAATATCTTACAAAAGAAGCTAAAAAGGATGGAATGAAAGGAGAACCTTACGAAGTTACAAAAGAAGTTAAATTAAATGATGAGGAATTCAAAGAATTTGCAAAGGACTTTTGCAAAGACCAGCCTTGGATAACAAAAGAAGATGGGGGATGCAATTCAAAAGGAGAATTAAGATGCATAAGAGTTAAAAATACAAAAACAAATAAAAGCATCTTGGTAGATTCAGAAGGATATACATACCCAAGATACACAGCACTAGAAAAATAAAAAGCCTGCAAGGGCTTTTTTTAGTTGATAAATAACTTGCTATATCTGTGCTTTAGAGTGATATATGTAATAACCAAAAAGCACAGGAGGTAATTAGTTTGGAGAGAAAAGAAATTGTAAAAATATTAGGTGAGCATTTTGGAGTGAAACCACAGTACATGGGAGTGCCAAGTTTTGCATATAAAATTGAAACAGCAAAAGGTGCTATAACAATTGATAAAAAAGGCAAAATTAAAAATTTAGAGGGTGAAGAATTAGAGCTTGAAGAATTGTTGAATGATTATGAAGCAATAGAGCCACAAGTTGAAACGTCAAAAGAAGAATTAGAAGTAACTTTTTCAATGGAGGGGCATACAGGAGTTACATTAAGAAATTTGGTCAATATGATAAGTAGCAAACAAAGCCTTATAAAAAAAGCATTAGAACTTGAAGAAGATATTGTTACACCTGAATTTGTTGAAGGGATAAATGGTGTAAGAATTGATACCATAGAAGATTTTAAAACAGCAGCTTTAGAAATTGGATTAGAAAAATGCCAAGACATTAATTTTGATTTTGAAAAAGGAACTTTACGATTTAGTTTTATAAATACCGAAACAGCTATTTTATTTGCAGAGGCACTTAATGACAGTGCAAAGAAATTTAAATCTTCTTCTCCAAAGGAAAAACAAACAGATAATGAAAAGTACACTTTTAGGACTTGGCTTTTAAGGCTTGGGTTTATAGGAGATAGGTACAAACGGGCAAGAAAAGAATTACTTAAAAACCTAGGGGGCAACAGTGCATTTAGAAAGGGTAAAGAGGGTGCTAAAGATGAATAGAAAGTTATTAGAAACAACTTTAAAAGGCCTTCTTTTTACAGCAAAAGAAAAACAATGTGTACTTGGAGAAAATGCTAAAGAAGATATTAAAATGATTAAGGATATATATGAAGAAATTATAATATTTTGGGGATTAGATGAAGAATTGACAGATGAATTTGAAAGAGAGATTAGGGCTGATTAATATCAGTCTTTTTTTAGGTAAGGAGGTGAAACCATGGCGACAAGAGGAAGAAAACCAAAACCAACTGCACTAAAAGTTCTTGAAGGTAATCCAGGCAAAAGACCATTAAATATAGATGAACCAAAGCCAAAGAAGAAGGCACCTAAGTGTCCGTCATGGTTTGAACCTGAAGCTAAAAAAGAGTGGAGAAGGATGTCAAAGACCTTAGAGCAAATAGGAGTTCTTACCCAAGTTGATGGAGCCGCTTTTGCTGGTTATTGCCAAGCCTATGCAAGATGGAAAGAAGCAGAAGAATTTTTAACAAAGCATGGAACAATATTTAAAACACCATCGGGTTATATTCAGCAAGTACCACAGGTATCTATTGCACAGACCTATCTTAAGATTATGAAAGATTTTTGTTCAGAATTTGGGTTGACACCATCTGCTCGTACTAGGATTAAAGCTAGTACAGAAACAGGTAGAAGTGATGATCCAATGGAGGATATTTTAAGGATGGGATAATTTATGTTTGATGAAAAGAAAGCTGAAAGAGCAGTAAAATTTATAAATAATCTTAAGCATACAAAAGGTGTGTGGCATGGAGTTCCTTTTGATCTTCTACCTTGGCAGGATAAAATTATAAGAGATATTTTTGGAACTGTAAAAGATAATGGCTATAGGAAGTACAATACAGCCTATGTTGAAATACCAAAGAAGAATGGTAAATCTGAAATTGCCGCAGCTATAGCGCTTTATCTTACTTGTGCAGATAGTGAGTGGGGAGCTGAGGTTTACGGTTGTGCTGCTGATAGACAACAAGCATCTATTGTATTTGATGTTGCAGTTGATATGGTGGACCAGTGTCCAGCTTTAAAGAGAAGGATAAAACCTATAATTTCTCAAAAGAGACTTGTTTATATACCTACTGGAAGCTATTATCAAGTCTTATCCTCAGAGGCTTTTAGTAAGCATGGACTTAATGTTCATGGAGTAATCTTTGATGAACTTCATGCACAACCTAATAGAGAATTATTTGATGTTATGACAAAGGGCAGTGGAGATGCTAGAATGCAGCCGCTGTTCTTTTTAATTACCACAGCAGGAACAGATAGAAATTCTATATGCTATGAAGTACACCAAAAGGCTGATGATATTTTAAGAGGTAAAAAACATGATCCTACTTTTTATCCCGTTATATATGGAATTAAAGATGAGGATGATTGGAGTTTAGAGGAGAATTGGTACAAAGCAAATCCATCGCTTGGACATACCATACCTATTGAAAAGGTTAGAGATGCTTACATTAGTGCAAAGGAAAATCCAGCAGAAGAAAATATATTTAGACAGCTTAGATTAAATCAATGGGTAAAACAATCAGTACGTTGGATGCCTATGGATATTTGGGATAAATGTTCTTTTGAAGTTAATTTTGAAAAATTAAAGGGAAGAGAGTGCTATGGAGGTCTTGATCTTTCAAGTACCAATGATATAACAGCTTTTGTTTTGATATTTCCGCCAATACCAAATGATGATAAATATTATGTGATTCCTTATTTCTGGATACCGGAAGAAAACTTAAAACTTAGAGTAAGACGTGACCATGTTCCTTATGATATTTGGAAAAAGCAAGGTTTTCTTAATACTACAGAAGGAAATGTTATTCATTATGCTTTTATTGAAAATTTTATAGGGGAGCTTGGTAAGAAATTTAATATAAAAGAAATAGCCTTTGATAGGTGGGGAGCAGTTCAAATGGTACAGAATATTGAAGGCTTAGGCTTTACAGTAGTTCCTTTTGGACAAGGATATAAAGATATGAGTCCACCAACTAAGGAACTTATGAAACTTACACTAGAGCAGAAAATTGCTCATGGAGGACATCCAGCTTTAAGTTGGATGATGGATAATATTTATGTTAGAACAGATCCAGCGGGAAATATAAAACCAGATAAAGAGAAATCCACAGAAAAAATAGATGGTGCTGTTGCTTTAATTATGGCACTAGATAGATCAATTAGACATGAAAGTAAAGAATCAGTTTATGAAAAACGTGGAATGAGATCACTTTTATAATGGGAGGTGGTGATTTGAAATTTATTGATAGATGTAAACTATTTTTAAGTCCCCAAAATGCTTTATTTGAAGTTCTTCAAAAGTATTCTGAGGATTTTTTAAATGGTGAAGATGTACCTACATCGGGAAGTACAAATGTGGATACTGTAACAGCCATGAGCTTTTCAGCAGTGTTTGCTTGTAACAGGGTGCTTTCAGAAACCTTAGCAAGTTGCCCTATATTTTTATACGAGAAAGATGATAAAGGAAATAGAGCACAGGTAACAGATGCACCTGAATATGGTTTACTTCATTATGCACCGAATGCTGAAATGACACCGGGACAGTTTAAGGAATTTGGAATGAGTAATATTAATCTTGGGGGAAATTTAATAGCTCAAAAGGTTTTTAATATGCATGGAGAAATATTAGAGCTTAGGCCTATTACTTGGGATAGGGTAAGAATTGATATAGATAAAAAATCAGGAAGGTTACTTTATTATATTGATGGAAAACAAGAACCCAAAACAAGAGATGAAATATTGCATATTCCGGGACTAACTTTAGATGGATATATTGGAATCACACCCCTTACTTATGCTGCTATGACAGTAGATATTGGGGTATCTCAAGATAAATTTGAAAAGAATTTTTATCACAATAGGGCATCTACCAGTGGAATTTTTCAATACCCTAATGAGCTTTCAGATGAAGGATTTCAAAGACTTAAAAAGGATATTAAGAAAAATTACACAGGCCTTTCAAATGCAGGAGTTCCAATGATCCTTGAAGGTGGGGGGCAATTTAAAGAAATAACTATGAAACTTACTGATGCGCAGTTTATAGAATCTAAGCGTTTTAGAATAGAGGATGTAGCGAGAATTTTCAGAGTACCACTTCATTTAATTCAGGATTTAACAAGATCAACAAATAATAATATAGAGCACCAAAGCTTAGAATTTATAGTTTATACCATGCTTCCTTGGTTTAAAAGATGGGAAGAAAACTTGAATTTACAGCTTCTATCAAATGAATCTAAAAGAAAAAACAGGTATTTTGAGTTTAAGATAGATTCTCTTTTAAGAGGAGATGCCCAAACTAGAGCAACGGCTTATGCACAAGGAAGGCAGTGGGGATGGCTTAGTGTAAATGATATAAGAAGACTTGAAAATATGAATCCTATAGAAAATGGAGATATATATTTGGAACCTTTAAATATGGTAGAAGCAGGGAAGACACAAAATGATGACAAGTTAAAAGCTATGACAGAAGAAATATTTAATTTGATAAGGAAGTGATAAATTGGGATTTTGGAATTTTATAAAGAATGAAGAAAATGATGAGGAAGTAGAGCTTAGGATTGATGGAGATATAGCTATGGATGATGATTTTTGGTCACTATTTTTTGGAATTGAAAATGTAACTCCAAAAGGATTTATGGCAGAGATTTCAGAGTGCAAGGGTAAAAACATAACAGTTTGGATTAATTCCTATGGTGGAGATGTTTATGCAGCATCTAGAATTTATACAGCACTTAAAGAACATAAGGGAAAAGTAACAGTAAAAGTAGATGGCGTTGCAATATCAGCAGCTTCAGTTATAGCTATGGCAGGGGATGAAATTTTAATGTCACCCACATCAATAATGATGATTCACAATCCATGGGGTAGCTTTAGAGGAGAAGCAGAGGAATTAAGACATGGGGCAGAAGTTTTAGATGAAGTTAAAGAAACCATTTTAAATGCTTATGAATTAAAAACTCATAAATCAAGAGAAGAAATATCAAAAATGATGGATGAAGAAACATGGATGAGTGCTAAAAAAGCTGTAACTGAAGGTTTTGCAGATGGAGTACTTTATACAGAAAACAGCGAAGATGACAGTAAAAATCAAGTATTGAATTCATTTATGTTTAGCAGATTTTCAATTCAAAATAGAGTAAGTGAAAATACTAAAAAATTCATAGAAGAGTACAATAAAAGATTTAAAAAATTAAATTCTAATAATGATGAAGAGGAAATTACTGATAATCAAAAATCTAATTTAAAAGAAAGCAATTCAAAAGATAAAAGCATTAACTTAGAAGATAATAAAAACAAAGAAACAATTAAATTATTAAAAGCAAAATTAGCCTTAGAGTGTGAACTTTAGGGCATTTATTATTTTTAAAATGAAAGGTAGGTAATAAGTATATGTCAGAGAAAATGAAAGAGCTATTAGCACAGTTATTAAATTTAGAAACAGAATCTAAAAATTTAATCAATAAAGAAGATGCAAAAGCAGAAGATATAACTAATAAACTTGATGAAATCAAAGTACTAAAGGCTAAAATTGAAGCACAAAAAGAAATTGATGCAATGGATGAGGAGAGAAAGAAACAAGCAAAAACTCCTGTAAATGAACCTATTTATGCTCAGCCAAGAGATCCAAATGAAAAGAATTGGAAAGGTGGAATGGGAGAATTTCTTCAAGCAGTTGCCAGAGCGTCTTCTCCTGGTGGAACAATGGATAATAGACTTTCATATCAAAATTCTGCTACAGGATTAAATGAGAGCATTGCATCAGAAGGTGGTTTCTTACTAGAAAATGATTTCATACAAGGATTATTTGATTCTATGATGTCACAAAGTCAGGTAGCAAACAGAATAAGGATGATTCCAATAGGAGCTAATACAAATAGATTAAGAGCATTAGGTATTGATGAAACTAGCAGAGCTAATGGTAGTAGATGGGGCGGAGTTCAAGCTTACTGGGTTGCTGAAGCAGAAACAGCTACACAATCTAAACCAAAATTTAGAGAAATTGATATGGCACTTCAAAAATTATTAGCACTTTGTTATGTAACAGATGACTTACTTCAAGATACAACAGCTCTTGAAGCAATAGTAAAACAAGCCTATGCAGATGAAATGTCCTTTAAGATTGATGATGCAATTATAAATGGAACAGGTGTTGGAATGCCTCTTGGAATATTAAATTCAGATGCTTTAGTTACAGTACCAAAGGAAAAAGAACAAACAGCAGGCACTATAAAATATGAAAACATACTTAAAATGTGGAGCTCAATGCCAGCAAGATTAAGAGCAAATGCAGTATGGTACATCAATCAAGAAATAGAACCACAACTTTATACTATGGCACTTAATATTGGAACAGGAGGAGCACCTGTATTTATGCCTTCTGGTGGAGCTGCAACTTCTCAATACAGCACTCTTTTAAATAGACCAATAATTCCAATAGAGCAGTGTTCTGAATTAGGTAAAAAAGGAGATATAATCTTAGCTGATCCAACACAGTATATAGGAATAGACAAAAAAGCCCCAACAGCAGATGTATCAATACATGTAAGATTTTTATATGATGAGCAAGTGTTTAGATTTATTTATAAATTTAATGGCGCTCCATATAGAAATGAGCCAATAAAACCTTATAAGGGTGTTAATTCATTGAGTCCTTTTGTTACTTTAGGAGATAGGTAGAGGAGTATAGTTGTATATTTAAAGATGAATTGCAATATATGAAGTAGTAGACTAATTTTGTTATAATAATTTATGAAGTATTAGATTATTTGAAATGGGGGAAGATTTGTGGCTAGAAAAAATACAGATAGAAAAGTTAGAGAAACTGATAAAGATTTTAATGAAACAAGTAAAGAAGGTTCGATACGTGAAATGTTTGCAACAATAAAATTAATGCAAGAAGGGTATAGAGTTTCAATACCAACAGTTGATAACAGATATGATCTTATAGCTGAAAAATATCCTGAATTTATATGAGTACAGGTTAAAAATTTAAAATTAGAATTAGGTTGTTGAATAATTAAAAATACAAAAAAATAAATAAGTCATCACTTTGTGATATAATGTTCTCGCTAAAAAAACCATAATATACAAAGGATGACTCAAGTATGATTATAACATTAAATATACAAAGCGAAAACATTTATTTTAAAATTTTTGAAACTGTTAATATTGCATTTAATAAACTTGGCATTAATACTAGAAAAGCTAAAGGTAGACCGCCTAAATATTCAGATCAACAAATTGTTGCATGTATGATATA